CTTTTTCTTGTCTTTTTCTTGTCTTTTTCTTGTCTTTTTCTTGTCTTTTTCTTGTCATCGTACGTCTCCTAAAAAGTTAACTCATAATATTACTTTTAAATTCTTCGCTTAACATTCTTGCTTCTAGCCGGTTGTAGCCCGCAAAGATCCCTTTTAGTTTGCAAGTGTCAATTTCAGCTACGACCGTGCCATCATCAAGCGTAAGATCTTCTTGCAACTTACCGATGGCTTCCATAATCTCGGTCACCATCAACATCAACTCCGCCCCAAGCTTCTCCTGCCCAAGGGTTTCACGAGTTCTTAAGTCTTTTTTCATAATGTTTCCCCAACTAAATCAACTGCCTTTTGATGGCCGATTAGTGCTTCTTCTTTTGAAGAATAACGATCTTGCCAACCTACTAATTTTTTATTATTAAAAATCATCGTCTCCCACAACACTGGCTCGGAACCACCAAAACTATGGTCAAGACCTAAGAAAACAGTGGAGATATGAGTGCCACCAATCAAATCATTTTTAACACATCGATTATCTAAGTTTTCAAACCACTCAGCCCACTTTAGAATATCTGGCTCTAAAACAGGGCCTCCTTTTTCATTTAAAATGTATTTTTTAGGCATGATTTTCCTCAATTTGATTGCACTAGGATTGCGCAAGCATAGGGTAGAGAAAAAATTAATGCAAGAGAAATTACTCTTCCTCTTGCACAAACAATGAATCACAATTTTCAATACACAAAATCGGAAATGTACTTGACTGAGGTTAGCATAATTGTACAATTGACCCTCGTCAAGAAAACATTTAAGACTTAAATAGTAACACAGAACCGGAGAACCCATGGATCCAATCACAACGATATCAACGCATCCACTAGTGCCAAACATGACTGAAGTAAAAAGCTCCGACAAGCCAGCAGCCATGTATGCCAAAGGCTTCGAGATGCTACCGACACGGTGGTCAATCATTCCGCAGTACATCTGTAAATATGTATGGTCACCCTCCACATATAGCGGTGGCCACAGGAAACAATCCAATCATATTAGCACCCATGTCATCGGACTTGACTTCGATGACCCCACATATAGCGTCATTGACGCCAAAAGAAAGTGGAGAGATAATATACATATAATCGGTCTGACAAAATCCCATCAAACGGAGAAACGTGGCGTGACCTGTGATAGGTTCCGGGTTTTATTACTCGCTGAAAATATTATGACGGACATCTACACCGTCAAAACCACACTTGCGGCAGCAGCAGCCGGAACACCAGCAGACTCGGCCTGCTTCGACGCGGCCAGGTTCTTCTGGCCATGTCAAGAAATTGTAAGCTGTATAACTAGCGGTAAGAAAATCAAGGTTGAACAACCAGTTGCGCAGGCCACATACAATAACACAGCAGACCACAAACGCAAAGCATTCGAAGAAACCGGAGAATACCCCGATGATATCACTTGGTTTCTAACAGAAGGCACGCTCTTTAGCCCAAGAGATGCACTCTATAATAATAGATCACGTAACTGTTCCACATATGAGACGGCTTGTTACCTCTGGGAAATCGGCGAAGCAGAACAGCTCATCACCGACCTACTCATGGCAGCACCCCTTGATTATGATGACGACTTTAATGGAGACGTAGTATGGAAGATCATCCAAAGAACGAAGGAAAAGATTCAAGCGAAAGCACCGAAGAACCCAAGAAGCGAAGCGAAAATCTTACACTTAAATACGAAAAAATAGCCCGTGCAATCAGAGGCCAAACAAACGCCCCGGCGTGGCCACTGTTCAGACCAAAAATGCACCTGCTCGCATCCGAAGGGGGCACCACTGAGATCCTCGTCGAAGACGATATGACCCGAGTCGTCACCTACGTAGATTCCCTCAAATACGTCGAAGGGAAAGTCGCCAAATACTGCTGGGGAGAACTCAGAACCGCTGATAATAAAACCAAGTTCAACCCACACCAAGTCGCCCAGGCCGCACGCCAGTGGGAGCTGACCACATACCCCCTGCGGGAGCCACCCAAAATGGTACGCTACCACTCCGACGAAGGACTATGCTTTCACCGACTGAACTTTGACCCGCGTCCCATGGCCACTCCCATCTTCGATGAAATACTCAGCAGGTGCAGTGAGCCCGCAGCGCTCATGGCCTTCATAGGATCCATCATGGATGATAACTCAGATACAGAACAATACCTCTGGATGTACGGAGCCGGACTCAACGGTAAAGGATCTATCATAGATTTCCTCAAACGCCTGATGGGACCAGCCTACGCCTCCGAAGAACCAGAAAATATCATGGACAAAAATCAACGCTTCTGGACCTGGGGACTAAGAGGCAAACGCCTCATAGCCTTCGCCGAATGTGCCAAAGACTCCGTCGTCTCATGCCCACGCTTTAAATCCCTGACCGGAGGTGACGCCATCAGAGTCGAAGCCAAACGTGGTGCCATCACCAGCGAAACCATGAAACTGAAAATCATAATCGGTTCAAATGAACCACCAAACATCTCCTCGATCAAAGCAGATACCCGACGAGCCATCTTCATCACCTTCGGGGATGTGCCCCCAGGAACCACCAGAGACCCCAGATATAGGGATAAACTATGGGCGGAAGCACCAGGGATAGTGTTCAACTGTACTAATACCTATAAGAAAATGTGCCCCGACGGTGGCGAGATCCCATGCGACCAAGAAGCCGTCAGGAAACTGGCCATGAGAAATGAAGAAAAATGGGAAGATATCCTGGATGCCTGCTTCACCATCGATCATGATCGCACGGGAGGATGTGATGCCTGGAAATTCGCTGACTCGCTCAAAAAAATAGCAGGCTGCCACGCCAACTGGGAAATAAGAAAATTTAAAGATTGGCTCGAAAGAACCCACGGGATCCAAAGAACCACCAACCACCCCCGCATGTACCCAGGGCTCCATGAACGTGAAGGAGGCGAGAACCTCGTGTAACCATGGACACACATTGAAACACATCGGAACACAATGCAGAATTGGCATGCTGTTTCCGAAAAAAGATAATGATTACGCTTGGTAAAAAACCTATAACACCATACCCACTACGAATATATATGTTATGTATATCTTTGTAAAAGAGAGTATAAGAGAACGATGAGAAAAAGGGAGAAATGCAATAGTTGTTATATAGGATACCCTGTTTGTGGTGTGTGTGGTGTTTATTGAAAGATTTCAATTGGTTAGTCTTTTTTCCCTGGTGTTTTGTGGTGTGTTTGAACACCACGGACCTACTTTTGCTCATTTTTTAGACAGTTCAAACCGAGCGATTCTACCAGTGCTCGAATTTTAGACAGTTCAATTGGGTCGTGCTTATTTTTGCAGCAGCCCTCACAACATTCACATGTTCGGCAGCCGATATGGAATTCGATCCCGCAACTTTTGCATACTTCGCAGAAGAAGGTGGTCTCATCATATGTATGATCCTGTGGACTCTTATATCTCATTTGGCTCCTCATCATTATCTCCTTCAGGTTGTTTGGTGGTATTTTGATATGGTCTATAATTCCAGAGCGGGCAGATTTTAGATGAGCATCCCCGTATCTCTTCAACAACATTGGTGTATCCGAAGCAATGTTGGCAATGAGCTTTAATTGCTCCCGCTGGCGCAGCTTTTCCGGTCAGGGTTCTTTGGTATAGACCACGACAATTTGATGGTACATTCTTCTTGGCATATTCCTTCCCTGCTTTTTTTCGTGCTTCCGGCATTTTCTGAGCTGATTTTTCACTTCTGGTGGCCATTTTCACGTCTCCCTTTATATATGATTGAATTGGGGTACTGGGAGACCTGTTTTAGGCCATTACCCAGTACCGGGTTGCTTATTAATTGAACATCTGGCCACCTGTCAAGTCGATTCTTCATATTATATGGGCTCCTCGGACGGTTCTGGGGACGATTCAGCTTCCGGTTCATAATCAGTAAATGGTTCTTCGTCTTCGGCTTCGCAGAATTCTCCGAGCGGTACCCAGTGGCCGTCGTGGCATTCAAGGACCATCCACTCGGCCTTAAGATATATGATCGTCCCTTGTCTCTGGGTGTTACATGCTGGAATCTTTACATAATCTGCTTCAGGTTCAGTGTCGAGGTACTCCATATCATAGACTTCTGTTGGATCTGAGGAGTGCCTCGGATATTCTTCCTCCTCTTCAGCGGACCCGCAGGATAGTAATAATGTACTGATGACTGCTAGTACAAATGTACCTGTTAATTTTTTCTTACGGTTTCTCATTTTGCGTCTCCTTACTTGTTGGTTTAAGTTAATCATTATAAATAATGTCCTCGTCTCCATACGTATGGAAGAAATGCCGATAGTACCTATAAAGTTCCGCCAGGTTCATTCCGAGTCTGTCTTTTAGAGCGTTGTCTACGGCCCACTGTTCTTCGGTCATCCAAAGGGTGGTCCTTTTGACTGCTCCAGTTCCGCCTACTGGCGGTCTTCCTACTGGTCTTTTAGGTGGTCTGTCTATTGTTGAGCGGCTCATTTTATTTCTCCTTCCAGTTTTTGTTGCAGTTTTTTATCTATTGGTCCGTAATACCATTGTGAGTTTTCTGCGACGATGTATGCTTTTCTTCCTATTTTTACAGTGTGTATAGCAGGTTCAATATCTGTATTGTATGGCCAATAAATGTATACCTCTGAATTTTTGTTGTATTTTTCCAGTTGTTTAATTAGGTCTTTGATCTTCATTTTGTACCTCCTTTTCTTCTTCTTCATGTTTTCCACATTCCATGCACCTTTTAGACACATCCGGAAATTTTTCACCGCAGTGTTTACATTTTTTCATTTTGTGTCTCCTCTTAATAATACGTTTAAGCTTTCATAGTTTCTTATTCGGCTATAGTCATGATAAACGGTTTTCATTTTAGGTTTTGTTCCATATTTATTTTCGTATGCATTTATAAAAATTCCTGCGTCTATGTCTTCTTCAAGATAGACGGTCTGTCCTTTTTGATAGCTACATGATGATAGATAGTGGAGTACTTGCAGTGAAATTAATTCTTTTCTTTTTACTGCTACCCAACCATGCCCTGGATCTGAATAAAATCTATAAGTTTTCATTTTGTTTACTCCTCATAATATGGGTTATTTTCAAGCGCGTTTTGCATTGCTTCTTTTTCTGTATCGAACGGTCCGAATGGGTCATTATTTTTGATGGTATAGAACCATGCTGTTCCAAAATCCACGTCTTTAGCATCTTCAGGGACATCATCATGACTCAAGTATATTTCATCATCTGCGTATTTTTTCCCGTCTGTTCTGGTGGCTACGATCCAATAATCTGATTTAAAAATTTCAATATTGTCTTTCATTTTGTTGGCTCCTTATTTTGGAGGATTAAATCTTTTATATTAAAATATCCTTCATAGTCTAAATCAGGAACAGACACATACCATGACGGTGAGCTTGAGCAACAATAGGTGTTAATGCAATCGGTAAATCCTATGACTTTTTTATCTTCTTCATGCCACCATTTAGGCATAATTACTTTAATTTTGTTTTTCATTTCATGCTCCTTAATGTTGTTTAAGTGCAATATATTTGTAGCCGTTCACGGCCATGAGTTCATTGTCATTTGTGATCTTCCATTTTCTTGACGGTACTTTTTCTCCGGGTTTAATTATCATTGCTTGCGGCTTGCTATCATCAATAAGCTTGTCGTGTTCTCCGCCATGGGATTGGATCCTATTAGTATTTTTCAACCGGTCAAATTGTGTCCAGTTCAGATGAAGAGCTTTGGTGTAACAATAAAATTTTATGCCCGGCAATGCTTGCGCTATCATAGTCCATTTGTCAAGATACGCTTGACTATAAAAATCACTAGTATCGTGAATTCGGATGATTTTAATTGATCTTCTGCGCCTTATTTCCTTAATCATTTCAGCAACAAACCATTTTTCCATTGACATTTCAAAAAGTTTTTGCCACCTATTTTTGCACCTTTTTTCGAACACTTTATAGAACCCATTTTCGCCATAGCATGGACATTTACATCCAACACAATTTTTTCGTGGCTCAAGACCAAAGGCGTGAATTCCGAATTTTTTCATCTTGTCATTTTGCGTAAATATATTCATGTCGGTCTCCTTTTTGTTGGTCTCTTCCGTGAGACGGGTTTATATTTAGTCGCATTTTTTAACTTCAAGTTTTTTGTACTCGTTTCTGTACTGATATTTTGAGACAAATTCGACTCCCATTTCTTTTTGAAGCATGGCCTTATCAAATAATGTTGAGTACCCGTCTTTTTGTACGATCACATAGTCTCCTGCAATGATTGTTTCCGTGTCTTTTTGCTCCATTAATATTGTGAAAAATTCCTTGAGTTCTTTCTCCTGTTTTTTCAGCTTATTCATTTTTTGTCTGATCATATTCAGTCTTCCGGCCTTGCTAATGACGTTTTGTTTTGTGGTTTTATGTTGCTTGCTCATGTTCATTCCCCTTAAAGGTTGATGGTTCTATAGTTGTTAAAAATCTCCAGCATTAACATTGTTGCTCCGATTATGATTGCAAAAGTGATCATTGTGAGTTCCTTTCCTCTATGAGCCATCCTTGGCTCGGTTTATATTTAGGTCGCCAGATGAATCATAAAACGGCGTTGAATCGTCCCTAATGGATTGACATTTTTTCCATAATACAGATCGGTGACGATCCTTAATAATTCGGTTCGGTCATCAGTTAAGTATGCATCTTCGATGCCACAATATGAGCACTGCTCGGAGTACATATCTTCGATGAACCGCTTCAGATATTTTTCATTGACGGTGCTCATGAATTTTGATCCGACTGTTTTGGTAATGTTCTCAACGAAGTCATCATAATACTGTTCGAGGTCTTCTTTCTGTTGATCTGCCTCACGTTGGTAATAATCATCGTCGTCCAATACTGGATAATCAGTCAGCGCTTCAGCAATATCATCGAGCTTTTTAAGTTGATCGATTGCAGATTCATGAACAAGGATCTGCTCAAACCATCCACAAGCCCAATGTCCAAAACGATGAACCTCGACCGTTCCATCTTGTTCCCCACCGAGCATAAATAATGAGGTGGCGAAGTTCGATTGAGTTAAGATGTCCGAGTCCCTGCCTTGTGATGGGCCGATGTACCATTCTGATAAGTCTGGTCCCATATAGTTGTCGCTTCGTTCCCATTTATTTATGTGGTTGTATTTCTTCTTCATGATCGCCTCCTTATTTAATGATTGCGTCCAATATCCTACACATATCGATCATTGATATGGTGTTGCCTAGTTCATTGTCTTTCACCCACTGGATGATCATTTGTTGTGGATTGATTCCAGCGTATTTGGTTTTGATGTTGGCTGCCGTGTTAATGATTGTTGTTTGGCTCATGTGTTAACTCCTTGCGATCATTACTTAATCAGTTGCCGAGTTGTTGCGGCAGATACAAAAACTATCGGGAAAAATTTGGAAAACTTTAGAAAAAACTTTTTTTATTTTACAAGTCAGTGAAAACAAAGGCGAATTAGGGCAAAAAAATTACCTTATGTTTGATTGAACATAGCGGTTTTCATTGCAATGATCAGTTTCGCTACTGCAATCACTTACCGTAATGATCAGTCTGGCTAATGGATACGATCAAACTTGCTTCATTTATGTATGGGCTCAATCATGTGCAATTTGCATAAGAAGGCGTTCATTATACATTGGATACATGGGCTCCAGGTATCATGATTGCGGGGATTAATAATAAGTGGAAACTGAGGTGCTCATTTACTGTTGTGATATCATCATGATATCACCATGCAAGCATGTTCATTATACAGTAGTATGCTGAACAACCATATATGGTGTGTGGATCTACTGCGCAGGCGTGAACATGGAGCCATGGTTCATTTATATAGGGGGGTGCCCCCCGTCTGTTCTGGAAATATATATAACTTATTTCGTCTCGAAAAATCCCGGCTCCAAATTTCCGCCCGGCCTCTGATTTCACTACGATAGCATGGCGCTATCATCAAGAAACTTCCAAATTTGTTTCTCAGCTCTTAGCAGAATCGCGCGGCCTGTAGACTCCATGGATGCGAAGGCGCTTTTACCATCCAAACTTATTCCGTGCACATGAAAGTTCACACCGAACACATTGACGGCATCGAATGGATTATCGAAGTTTCTTCGGAACAGCTCACGGAGTGTGTAGTGGTCTTTGAACTCTGAGATGTTTACGTGTTCGTACATGTGGTGTTTGCTCTGGGTTCAGTTGTTATTAGTCTAGTGAACACCTAATTTCTGCAAATTTTACACTCTGACTTTCTGTGTCTGCGTTTCTTAGGTGTATATCCATTCTTAAATTTATCCCTTAAACTTAATAAATCAGCAGGTTGGGTGTCCCTTTGGGGCGATCGAAATGTATGGCCTATGTCGGTTTCCCAGTCAACGCCTTGCTGATAATATTCCGGCCAATCAACCCAAAGCCGATACCATTCATAAAGGGTTTGATAAAAACAAACAGCACAGTCCGTTCTTGCGGGTGGCGAAAAACCCCTTAATTTACAATAATCGATAACGTCATTTATTTTCCATCCTTCATCTCTTAACGGGTATGCGTAATCCGCAAAATCACCGTACAAACCAACTCGGCTGGTTTCATCTGCCCTAAGACCAACGGCAAGTATTTTGCGTTCGCCGTGCTTTAGAAATTTAATACAAGGCTCTATTTTGATCTGAATAGTACACCAGCGCATCCGCCAATTTGGCAAACAATTATGCTCTTCGATCAATTCGGCCAAGGTCGGTGCTTTTAGATTAATCAACTCCGCTCCGGTATACTCGACAATCCGGTCAATATGTTTACGGACTGGCGGTAGTTCGTTTCCGGTGGCGGTATGTAATAATTTGAACGGTTTACCGAGTTCATGCAATCGCAAAGCCATTGCCGTTGAATCTTTACCACCTGAAAACGCTACTATCATCCGTTCAATATCCATTGGTATTCTGAACAGCCCTTAATTTTCTTTCCAATTCCCAGTATTCAACTGGATTCTTGGCGCATGTATTCAGCAGCGACTCGTTGAATAAATCTCCTCCCGTGAAAACAAAACATCTTTTTAGTTTGTCAATTGTGCTGTACCCATGACGGACGGCCTTAATTTCCTTGTAAATAGGGTGTTCGCCGTTCCACCATTGCCCACTTGCTTTAATAACACTCCCGTCTAACATCGGGATATCAAATTTTCGACCGGCAAAAGCTTGGGAATATTTATCAGGTCTGCCGTAATAATAGCAGCTGTAAAATCCGCTATCTTCAGCGAGCAATAAGTTGCCTTTTTTCACGTATTTAAAATCTGGCAGCCTGTTCAGAACAACGAAACGCTGCCCACTTTTTTCGTTAATTACATGCTTTATTACTCTTATTTTTTTACCAAAAGGCCAAAACACTATAAATCCTCCGTATTAAAAACCTTAGTTTATTGAACTTCTAAGCCAAAAGCACAGCAACCGAATCGGATGTCTTTATCAAAATCATTTGGGTCGTGGTCATCCCATACGCCGTTTATATCTTTAACCTTAGTACCTTTAGGCAATGCCAAAGCAATATGCAAAGGGACCAACAATAGATCATTGCCTTCATCCCACGAAGAACACCCAAGAGTTTTTAGCTGTTCACGGCTGGCTTTTGTTAAATCGACATCTTTGAGCATATCGACTATCTTGCCCATTATTTTGTTGTTTTCTTTACGGGAAAACTCGTCATTCCAAGACTTGTCGTAAACCTTTGTGCAAAAAATATAAGAAACACCTCTATTCATTCCTTGCAAAATTTTATCAAATTCATCTTGCGGTATCATTTTGTTCACCTTTCATTAGATTCTGGAACATCGCATAACAAATTCCTGACCTTTGTATTCGCATTTGTAATACATCGCTGATTTTTCTTTTATGATATTATTTGCATGGCGATAACCAATAAAAAAACCTATCGCCGCTGCTATAAGAACCATAGTAATCAACCAAATATCGTCCAGCTTGTGTATCATCGTAATTCCTTAATCATTAGATTTTTGAATATTATGCATACGGATAATACACAAATCGGAATATCAAGGAAAAACTTTAGAAAATCGTATAAACCACCAGATATATAGCCTTATTCAGTACAATTAAAATTTTCTATTTTGAACGTGGAGGGTAGACGGTTTGACCCGCCCACTGTATACAATGCCTGACTGCTCCGAGTTACGTGCGCACCCTTCTGCACCAGATACCCCCATAAATTAAACCTTGGTTTATCGAACGCGCCTTTCCTTGAGATAGTACTTGTTTAATATTCCCTCTGCTATCGGGACATACTTACTCCAACCGATTGGCGCATTATCGTTATCGATTTCTGACATAAAGAACGCCAGCTCCCATTCTGGCCTAGTTTCTATTTCTTTCTCTACATATGTTGGGTCAGACACCATATATAACTCCTTAATCAGTTCAGGAAATTTTAGTTTCTTTGAACGTCATTTTATACCTCATCGGGTATAAACCCCCTTGTTTCATAGCGTTTTATACCCGTTCGGGTATAAATCTTGTTCACTGAACATTCATCAACGAGTAGACCAGTGCCATGACACTCATCATCACGGACACAGCGGAGACACACAGTGCAGCCAGTGAGAGCGGGTTACCTTTGATGAGTGGTGGTGGTGGCCCCATGGGTCCAATGACTTTATAGATTCTGGTACCTCCGACTTCGCCTATGTCTGTTATCACGCTTCCTACTGGTAGTATTATTTTTTCATCGTTAAGATCAAGTATCATCTTTGACCTCACATTTGCGCAGTGCTTTACGGATGGTAGCTTTTGACATGGATGTGATCTGTGAGATTTCTTGAACTGACAGTCCTCGTTTTTTAAATTCACGGATGCGGTGGTCTGTATCGGAGTCAGTTGGCACTGCTGGTTTTGTCATATTGCCACGGGCTTCGAGGCCGTCTAGTACGTTTGGTATATGTTCTGTATGTTTGGAGATGTGTTGGATGATGCATGCGCAGCACATAGTGGTTGCCAGTGGTTCATCGATCATGTCACGGATTTCGTGAGTTGACTGTCGGTCTCCGCACCTCTCACATATGGGTAGGTAGTCGCGGTCATTGGGCAGTGTGATTTCCATGTTAGACTCCGGTATTTGTGGTTTGTCTATTTCGTCCAAGGTCTCTAAGATTCCATTGATCCAGTTTTCGGTGGAGCGTTCTGATGGCAATGCCTAGCACCTTTGCTGTTTGTGTGAGGTTATATTCGCAGTGGTTAAGAGTGGCAAGTATGAATATGCGTTCGCATGATTCAAGGTTAATTCCTAGTTTTATGGTGATATCAGATTTCATTTAAAATATTTCTTCTTTCATCGTCAGAGATAAAACAGCCATCTGCTTTTCTTGCGTCATCCATGGAGTGGAAGCCATACTGTAACATTTTAAAAATAGCGTTTGGTTTCTCGGTTACAATTTCTGGCCCTTCATTTTTCATATATATTGTGGTGAGCTTTTCGTTTTCACAATCTGTTTCAAAAGAGGTGACGTAGTCAAAGTTGATGTAGATTTTTTTATTGGTCTGTGGCTCTGTCAGCTGCATGAAGTACATGTGGTGTTTCCTTTTTTGATAAGAGGCAACTTCAGACGGGGGGGGTTGAATAAATAATAGCAGTCATCCATTCCACCTTGTACCCGGTCTTTTAGTGAAGCTGCCTCTTTGGTAGTCTACTTGGATAGTGATAGCACAGGTATGCAGAAATGACAAGGGGGGCTCGAAAACCCCCCTCTAGCTTGCACCTTATCGCCCCTCCCCAGGGTTAATAAAATGGTGCTGCGTTTCTATTTTAGATCACTGGGCACATCGGCGACGTCGTCAAGTTTTGGTTTTGGCATATCGCGAGATGGTTCTAGAACTTGAGCATAATCCGAATCAACGTCTGGTCTGAGTTCGCCGAGTTTCTCGTATGCGGGTGCGGTCAGTCCTAGGTCTTCTCCGGTACCTGTGCCGATCCACCGGGCCAAGCAGTCATCGGTTACGACGAACATTTGGCGGATGTCTTCGGCGTCTTCCAGAGCAACGTAGCCCTGAGAGTTTGCAGAGTCGAGTGACAGCATGACGCGGCTTGTGTTAAAGATTTCTGTGACTACGCGTTTCATCTTTACGTTTCTGATACGCTGAATTTCTCTGCCGGTAGGCATAACGATGGTGTATGCGTACTCGTGGCTTCCCGTGGGGAAATCATTGTGAGCCATTCCGAATTCAAATTCATCTTTTACAATTTTCCATTGTGCAAGAAGTTTTCTTGAATCGGACGGCAGGTTTTTTGAGCTGGTGTTATTGCTATCACACTCAAGTGCGAACAGCAGCAACCGGGAAACTTGCTCAAGTGATGTGTGCAACCGGTAGTTACGGATCCGGTAGTCAACGACTTCGATTTGTCTTCCGCCTATAATTTCGGGATCGACTTTCTTTAGCTCTGTAATCATTCTTTACTCCTTTTACGTTTTCTGAAAAATCCTAGCAGTCCGCCGCTACGGTTCCAGCGGTCTCTTCTGAAATCAAACCAGGCTTTGCGGCGTTCGGTTTTAGCTTGCTCTATTCTAGGTCCATTGATCCATTTAAACAAGCGCACAAGTAGAAAAAGGATCACGATTGCAATGGCAGCGTAGACGTAAATCATTTTGGTGCCTTTGCCAGTGCAAGCCTGGCGGCCTTGAGTTCGTATGATAGCGCAATCATTTTGCGGTAGATTTTTTTGGCGAGTCTTTTCCACATAAGTCTTGGGAATAACACACCAAAGAATCTTTTCTCTAACAGTAGAGATGGTCCATCACTTACGGAAATAATGTACTTCCGTAGTGGTAGCACTTTCATGTCAGTCCTTCGCACATTCCATTTAATGGCCATAAATAAGTCCTCCTATTGTGTCTTATAAGTATTTATTATAGCATGATGGAAGAGCCTTTGTTAATATGCGGAAATCTAAAAACTATCATCCTAGACCAAGGAAGGGGTTTGCATTGAGTTTACCAGTAGAAGAGTTGGTGTATCCCGCATACGTCATCGAGTCTCCCGCAAGCATTACACAATCAATGTACGTCGTCATGCCTAGAAGATTTAAGAATGCATTTAATGATATGCCTATTGGGCACAGTGCTTTGACTGCCTCACAGCTTGAAATTGAAACCAAGCCAAATGATTATGCGTGGCTTATGCGTATAAGGCTTTGGAGTTTGGTTGAAGAGACTATAAAGAAGGGTGTGGCTTTAGCGATTAACAAGAATAGAGAGTATACTAATCCAAGCAGTGTTGAGATACCGTTTAGGCAGTACATTGGTACGGCTTTAAATGAGAGGTCTGTCACGAGGGCATTTAAAAATGTTGACGGTGTTCTCTCTTGGATCCTGTGTCCATTGTCATCAAAGTCATTTCAGGATCAAAGACTTTTAAGTTTAGCTGGTGATAGGCTCAAAGAAATTTTAAGCATCAGGGCTATTGATAGGGAAGGGAACTTGTGTGTGGACAATAAAACACTCAGTCTTATTGCACGCACGTCTAAGATTGTTCAGGACCGGGTGCTTGGCAAACCAATGGTTCGTCAAGAGAGCAAGCATCTTCACGCGCACAAGCAGCTTCCCTCTGAGGAAGCACCAAGGAAGTTAACGGCTGGCGAGATGGACGAGCAGATTAAGAAACTCGAAGCCAAGGCGAAAGGATTGCCTGTAAAAACTCATGTCATCGACGCAGAAGAAGACGACAGTTAAAAAGAAGAGAGGTCGCCCGAAGAAAACAGATCAAACTGTTTCCGAGAAGCGAGCTTATCTAAAAGCCTTAAAAGAACGAGAGAAGCTTAGGGTTGGTCTGCCGCATCTTTACGGTTGGCCGTGGTACCCATGGGCCAAAGAGTTCTTTCAGTCAACGAACAATTTAAATTTCTTGGTGGCTGCTAACCAGTGTAGCAAATCGAGCACTATGATTAGAAAGGTCATCCACTGGGCCACGGAGAAAGATATCTGGCCGAAGCTTTGGCCCACGGTTCCGAAGCAATTTTGGTATTTTTACCCGACGTTTGATGTGTCAACGGCTGAGTGGCGTGAAAAGTGGGTTAAGGAGTTCATGCCTGCTGGTGATTACAAGGATGATCCCAAGTATGGTTGGAAGGCTTTTTTTCAGACTAATAAGAAAATCTCCCATGTTGAGTTCAACAGTGGCGTCACGCTTTATTTTAAGAGTTATGATCAGCAGATGAGTGCTCTGCAAACTTCAAGTGTCTATGCGGTGTTTGCTGATGAGGAGATGCCTGAGCATTTATATCATGAGCTGAACGCTCGCATCATGGCCCCGACGATCCGTGGCTACATGCATCAGGTATTTACGGCAACATTGGGTTTAGAGATATGGCGACGGGTGATGGAAGAAGTCGGTGAGCATGAACTTTTTCCTCAGGCTGCAAAGTGGCACGTTACACTTTATGACTGTCTAAAGTATGAAGACGGCTCGGTGACGCCGTGGACCGAGGATTATATTGAAGAGAGAAAAGCTCTTTGTAAAAACCAGGCTGAGATTGACCGAAGGATCATGGGGCGCTTTGTCCTTGATACTGATCGCAAATATTCTGCTTTTAATCGGGGATCCAATTTAGCTACGGGCCACAAGCTTCCTAGAAATTGGCTAACATATGCGGGGGTTGATTGTGGTAGCGGTGGCAAAGCTCATCCGGCTGCAATCGTTTTTGTTTCCGTGAATCCGCAGTTTACTAAAGGCAGAGTATTTCTTGGTTGGCGTGGTGACGAAGAAGATACTTCATCGGCTGATATCCTTGATATGTTTCAAACATTAAAGGGAAAACAGAAACTTGTAGCTCAGTATTATGATCACCAAAGTCGTGATTTTTATATAATTGCAAGCAGACGTGGTGAACCTTTTTCCCCGGCAAACAAGAGCCAGGAGTTCGGGGTGGGTTTATTGAATTCACTATTTAAAAATGATATGCTAAAAGTATACGAGTCCGTCGAATTAATGAAACTTGTCATAGAGCTTGAATCCGTTAGGTCATCCACACCTAAGTCAAACGCTAAGGACGATTTCATTGACGCACTGAGATTCGCAGTAGCGCTTATTCCATGGGACTTTTCCGTTGTTGATTCTTCTGGCAAGACCAGCCAATCAAAGAAGAAAAAGATGGATCCGCGAGAAGCTTATTATTTAGGGCTTGATCGTCCAAAGAATGATGGCCTTGATCTTCTCGCAGCTGAATTTGACGAAGCTAATTTGCTTCAGGATGACTGGTTAGAAGAGGTTTTTTAACTCTTGGAAGAATCTGAATTAAAGCCGAAGGAAGTTGTGGCGATATTGCAAGCATGCAAGGACTTGGGAATTGCACGGCTTACTTATCGTGGTCTTGACGTGGTGTTCGATAAAAGCGAAGAGTCAGCTAGTCCTATAGGCGGCGTTACCTACCCAGATACTTTCAATCAAGATGCAGAAGAAGTTTCAAGACTGGCCGTCGTTGACGGCGCAGATCAAAATTACCTCGATGATGACCTATCATTAATTGAAGACCCGGTTAGCTTTGAACAAAAGCAATTAGGAATTGGTGAAGACTAATCTCATGGGCGGGGTACCGGATGGATATAGGTCAACTAAACGATTATTATCGCCAGGGTGAAACTGTTGATACTGAGTTGTTTGCTGAGCAGCGTTCAAATTTGCTGCTTGTCTCTGGAAGGCATTATGCAAACATAAACCGGCGATTTAAAAACAATCTTAGAAGAACAGAGAACATTACTCGTGAGCAGAAGATTAGGCTTACGAAAAACCATATACAAAGAATTTCAAAAGCTTACGTAAATTCATTTCTATCACGGGCTCCTGGAGTCTGTGTTATGCCCAACAACGAATCCGAGATTCAGGACCAGAAGGCAGCTGAACTTAACGGATCGGTTTGGGAATACGTTAAAAAAGCTCACAACATGAAGCACAAGATCCAGAGGTTCATCCGGGATTTTGTGGATGTGGGCGAGGTTTGGTGTGTGGCCAAGTGGGATACTGATTTAGGCAGACCCGTTCCCGGCCAACAGATCATGGATCCTGAAACTGGTGAAGTCATCCAGACTACCGAGCAATCAGGGGACATGTATTATGATCGCATCCTGGGTATGAATATGATCCGGGATCCTGACGGTCAGGAATTTGAGCTGTGTCGGTGGTTTTGCAGCAGGAAAATGCATGATACCAATGAGTTAAAGCGTAAGTTCAAAGATGATCCCGACAAACTTCAGATGATCCACGAGACCAAAGACAAGACTTATATGGTTTTCGATAGTCAGCTGGGTTCTTACTTAGAATCCAAAAATATGTCTATGCTGAGAGAATTTTATTTCCGTCCAAACTCTGAAATTCCTAATGGTTACTTTTACATAACCACTGAAGAAGGCATCCTTTATGAGGGTGAGTTGCCCTCCGATGAAGAGGGAGTCCTCTTTCCGGTCCTCCACGCAGGCTTTGATGAACTGGCGACGAGACCGAGGTCCATAAGTATCATTAGACAACTTCGCCCATATCAGGCTGAGCTGAACCGGGCCGCCTCGAAAGTTGCCGAGCATCAGATCACTCTTGGCGATGATAAGATCATTCTTAATAACGGATCTTCAATCACCGCAGGTGGTACGGCTCATGGGATTAAGGCTGTTAAAGTCACGGGTGGTGAAATCAAGGTTCTTCCTGGTCGCAGCGGCGAGCAGTATCTTGGTTACATGCAGCAACAGATTACTGAAATGTACCAAACTGCAAACGTGCCTGAGCAGGTTGCTGATAAGCAGCAGGCCCAGCAAGATGTCTACGCGCTTCTTCATCAAAGCATGTCTCAGAAAAAAGAGTTCATGATCTATTCTGGGAAGATTGAAAAGTTCCTCGTAGATCTTTGTAGTCTTACTTTGCGCTATATGAAACTTTACGCTCATCCTCAAATGATCGTTCCTATGATTGGCAAAAAAGAAGCCATCAATATGGATGAGTTTAAAAACTCTGAGCCTATCAGCTATCAAATTAAATTAGAGCCTCAGAACGAAGACATTGAAACCAAGATGGGCAAGCAACTTACCATGGCTCATATCATGCAGTATGCATCTGGATCCATGGACAAGGAAGATATCGGCAAGCTCATCCGGGCGATGCCTTATGCAAATGACGAAGAGCTTCTTAGCGATCTTACCTTAGATTTTGATAATGCCAAAAACGACATGCTAGCGTTAGATCGTGGTAAACCAGTCGAAGCACAGCCAAACGACAACCATTCTTATATGTTAAAAAAGTTTGTTAATCGTACAAAGCAATCAGACTTTGAAACACTTAATCCTGAAATACAGCAAATGTATTTTATGAGAATACAGCAACACGAACAGTTTCAAGCACAGCAGATACAGGCACAGCAGATGGCTGCTAGTGGTTTTATTCCCAGCGGTGGTCATCTTGTGGCTGTTGAGTTTTATGTTCAGAGTCCTAAGGATCCTACAAAAACACGTAGGGCCAGGATTCCTTACGAATCTTTGGACTGGCTTGTATCAAAGCTAGAACAACAGGGTTCGAATCAAGAGATCTTGCGCTCGCTAGATCCTAGCGTAGTTCAAGATATGGTCCAGCAGGGTATGTTGGCCCCTCCCCAAGGTGGGGAGAATGTAGTTAATATGCCGCCAAGGTAAATGGCGGTTAAGTCAGACCAGACAGGAGAAAGATCATGCCAGAAGAAATGACCGACCAAGTTAGTGAAGAGGTTCAGGACGAGGTTTATGTTGAGCCAGAAACGGACGACATACCTGTAGTTGCCGCTGAAGAGCCAGCTAAAGAGGAAGAGGCAAAGGCATATCAGGCAGATTTCAGCTACAAAGTTTATGATGATGTAAAAGAGATTCCAGAATTCTATCGCTCATTGATTACTGATAAGGAGTCAGAGGAGCAGGTAAGGACGTTGTTCTGTAAGGCTGATGGTATTGAGCCGATGAAGGCTAAATACGAGAAGTCTAAAACAGACCGTGACACGTTCAAGACTGAACGCGACCAGTACAAAACTCAACACGGTGATGTACACGGCAAACTTCAGGAACTTGAATACTACCGCCAGAATGATCTTGGAGCTTTTTTCAAGCATGCGAACCTTTCGAATGATGAAGTTTTTGGTTGGGTTGAAAGACAAATAGACCTTGAAAAAAATCCCGAGCAGAAGCGTGGCTACGAAAGTCAGACACAAAGAACTCAGGACAACTGGCAGCAAACACAAACGACTCAAGCAAATCAACAAAGAGCAATGGATATGTTTGAGCATCAACACAACCTGGCCGTCAAGAATACAATGATGCAGCCACAGGTTAGTGATTTTGTTACCAAGGTTGATGGAATTTTTGGAGAGGGTACTTTTCTCGGTGAAGTAGACGCTCACGGAGATAAAGTTTGGAACACGGAAAAAAGGTATATCTATCCTGACGAAGCCGTAAAGGTGGTTCAGGCGAGATACAACAATTTATTTGAACAAATGAGCAACTATAATTCTGGTAACGGTTCAGCTGGTGCTGGCAGTCATGGGACTTTACCGTCTCAAGCTGCTCCGGCGACTCAAGCGAAGGCTCCACCGCCGCCACCTCCGCCTAATTTAGGCTCAGGTAGTGGAAGGTCGCCAACGTTTAAGTCACCGTCGAGTACCAAAGAACTTAGAGATCTTGCTCAGAAGATGGGAGACTAATCATGGCAACAACCAGGACATTTAATGCGATGCTTAACCAGTATCTTCCGAACAAATTGCTTCGGGAAGAACTGATTGAGAAGAACTATATTTTAAAAACATGTCGTAAAGACAATAACTGGAAGGGTGGCTCGTTAATAGTACCTTTCCGTGGCGCTGAAAGTAGCTCAGTGGCCTTTGGGGCGTTAACTGGAAGCACAGATATTGCTGAATCGGAACTCGTCCGAGGCTCTATCTCTACGCAGCCTGAACTTTGGGGCTCGCTGATCTTTAATCAACGTGACCTTCAGGAACATGATGGAAAAATTCCTGAGTCTACTTTTCTCAGAATTCTTCCTGATGAAATCGACTACTTCATGAAATATCTGAACGAAGTCGTTTCCATCCAACTAGGAACTGGTCCTCATTTCGCAACAGCCACCGGTTACGGTACGGCTGGTGACGCATCTGATGGTCAGTACATTGTTGATCATCCTGAAAGAATGTACCTTGGTCAAAAAACATCGCTTGATGATGACAACTCAGCGGCAACTGATGCTTATGTCATAGCTATTGACATGAACACCAAGATCGTTGAATTTTCTGCAACTCGCGGTGGCGCAGCAGCAAACCTGTCAGCGTATACGGTCGCTCAAAATGCAAAATTCTATCATCCCGGCGCACAAGCTGCCCCGATGACTTCCATGAGAAGCGTTTTCTTGAGTCTTGCTAACGGCGGCTCAGCTAACGTGCATGGCGTTGCAAAAACAGCGTATCCATTTTTGCAAGCAATCAACGTATCAGGCGCAACCATTACTTCCACGAACGTCATTGAAAAAATCTTTGACTCATACACGGAAGTTTGTAAGCTTGGTAAAGGCACGGCCAATAAAGTTCTTATGAGCTACAAACATCTTGGATCAGTCCTTAAGAGCCTTCAGGTTTCTAAAGGTGGCTTCCAGGTTGTTAAAGAGCCTGTAGGAAAAACCCAACAGTTTGGTTGGAGCGAGATCGTTCTTGCTTCTGTTAAAAGTGGAATGGCACTTACTCTCGTCGGTATCCAAGAGATGGACGATGACATCATGCCTTTTGTTAACTTTGACACATTAGTGTTCAGGTCCAATGGTTTCTTCCGCAAGCGTAAGGCACCGGATGGCAAAGAATATTTCGAAATCCGCAACACCAGTGGCTATCAATACATATGTGATGTATGCCTTTTTGGTGATATGGAATATTCAAAACCTGGTGAGAACGCTATCATCCACAGTATTCCTAATTACTAATTTGTTTTCACGGGAAGCCGGGCGCAAATCCCGGCATCCCTCTTCGAAGGGAAAGGTAAAAAAATATGGCTAACATGACAGCTGCACAAAAGTTTTTACTAAACAGAATGAATACGACAGCATGGACCACCCAGATGGGCGATCTTATCGAAGACATCGAAGATGACATCGCTGTTCTTGAGGCAGAGAATTTAGTTGCTACCGGAACAATTACAACTGGCGAAATCCTAGCTCTTAACGCTACTCCGAAGACATTGATCGCTGCTCCTGGCGCAAGCAAGGCGATAGTGGTTGATGAAGTTCAGTTATTTCTTGATTACAATTCTGCAACTTATGCTGCAGACGCTGGTGAAGATTTAACTTTTCAGTATGCTACAAGCGACACGGTAGTTGCGGCCATTGATAATGACGCAGTTACGTTTCTTACAGCTGGTGCTGATGCTCATTGGCTTGGCAAACCCCAAGCTTTATATGACGTACAAGCAGCCGGAAGTGGAGACGGTGTTCTTTTAAGTGGTTTTGATAATGAAGCCATTGAAGTTACTATCGCAACAGGCGAAGTAATCACTGGTGACAGCCCCATTAAATGGAGCATTAAATACCACGTTGTAGATTATTTGACATAATCAAACTGGGGGTTTCGGCCCCCATTTTTAAAGGACTTAGGTTATGAGTTATGTAACGACTCCTATTAAAACTGTGACCGCTACACCAACTATCAGTGCTGGTGCTTATGCCGCAGCTGATCGTGTTGGCACGGTTCAAACTCTTGCAGTTGGCGGAGAGCTTGTCACGCTTAGAACTGTGACATGTCTTGATAAGGGTGATCAGGCGGCTGAGCTTAAGGTACATTTTTTCTCTTCGCTTCCGACGATAGCAAGTGCTGATAATGCAAAGCTTGATATCACGGATGCAGAAGCTGAAAAGTATGTGGGCACCGTCGTTGTAGGTAATACTGCCTATGACATGGACGCCACTAACAATCAGAGCGCTTCTGAGACTGGTCTGTCGCTGGATATAGATACCACTGACGGCAACGTCTATGCGATTGTTCAGGCGGTAGGCACGCCAACTTATGGCTCAACCAGTGCATTGGTGTTTAAGTATGCGTTCACAGTTAACCATGCGGTTTAATTTATGGCTCTTTTTACCATAGAAACTGACGGTACCGTCCGGGACATAGTTGAGGATCCTCAGACGATGGCATCCGATTACACGTCCGATACCATCGATTTTACTTATTGCATGATCGGATCCGTTCAGATCACTTGGACCGGAAACTCTGCAAGCAACGGCGAGATCTATCTTGAGTCATCTCTGTATGACGACGATGACTGGTTTGATGAAATCATTGGCTCAGCCGTAACCCTGAGTGCCAGTGGCACGGGGCGTGGAAAGAAAAAGACGGTTCTATGGTCCCATGAGTCTATGGGTTTTAGGTTTGTCAGGGTACAATATCTTAAGGGTTCAAACACGACTGGAACTTTTACGATTAAGGCCGCTGGTAAATCTGCGAGGTGGTAATGAGGGAACGAAATATTACCAATAAGGGGCCGCTTATCAACAAGAAGCCACGGCGTTGGTACCATAAAGCTTGGAGATTTTTCTACCGATGGTAAACATAATACATCTTCCTGCAAATTCTCCAGTTGAAGTTACCAATGACTCTGGCACCTGGGCTCGTGGCAATACGGTCTTTGCTAAGAACACGGCTATGAATGCAGCTACTGCTACGAAGATAGATTTTCCTGAGCTGACTGGAAACGTACTTATTCGTCACATAACTGATGACATTATTGTTTGGATTGGCGAGGACGAAGATATAACTGCTGGGGCAACGAACGTGTTTCCCCTAGAAAAAGGTGATGCTCTTATTGTGCAGATGTATAAGGGTAACGGCAATAATCTATACGGCATAGCATCGAGCGGCACGCCAGCTGTTTATGCTGCGGGAGTAGCTAACGGATGAGTTCATCTTGGACAATACCTTATACGACTGACACAAACTATACATTTGATTCAGCTAAGATTGAAGTAAGCTCAGGCACCGCGAAGTTAATATTCATTGATTATGTCGCGCAGACTTTCAACCAAGCTTTTGCAGCTGACACGGGTTTTACTTATGACAGCGCAAAGGCTGAGTTTACTGGTGGTTTAGTACAACAAATAGATCAACGCCCAACTGACGCAACGTTTGGTGCTAAATTAGACACAACTGGTACTGCAAACTGGGGTGATGGAACTTTAACGCCACATGCATTTAATGGTTCTATTGTTGGTGGTTGGGCTGAACTACCGCTCAATAATAGACTAAGGTATAACAATAGCGGTAACATGGACTCGCTTGATACCGGAACTATAGTTTTCCGGTTAAGAACCGATTATACTGGCACGCCGTCTTCAAACCAGAGATACATTGAAATTTGCTCGGCTGTTATAAAAAATAGGATAACTATTAGGCATCTTTCGGTTGGTGGTACGTTACTTGTAGAGTTTTACGACCAGAACTCACTTCAACAAATAGCCACGTCAATAGGGTGGAGCCCCACGACTGGTAATGAATATGAGATTTTAATATCGTGGGATCTACGTGGTGTTTCTGATTTTACCAATGTCTATATAAACAAAACAAGAAACGCTACGCTATCGACAACCGGCCTTCCGTGTGTTCGTGACTCAGATGTTTCCAATCAACAAACACAAGTTTATGCAGGAGGAGCCGGAAACATAGGTCTCGCGGTAAAAGACTGGCAGTATTTTTCTACGGTGCAGGAGAACGGTGCGAGTTACGTGACTGACTACACCGCCACTGCTATTCCAGAGGCTGACTATCTTTCCTCTACGGTTGAGCTGCCACAGTTCAGCTACCCTGGTGTTGGTGTGGTTCAGTCTTTTGATACCTTTACAACCACAGATGCAAACGCCCCTCAGTACGTGATGAATGATTTATACTGGACAGGTTCTGCGTGGGCATCGAGTGACGGTTCCTGGGCTCAGTCAAACACAGAAGCAGACGTTAGTACAAACATCTTGGCCTTGCCTGCATCTGATACGCTTAATGTTGACGTGTTGTTTAATCAAAACAACGGTACGCAGATGAACTGCGATAATCTAACGACGACTTATACTGGTCAGATTTATCCAACTGATGATCCAACGATACTGACAAATTCAGTAGTGGATGCTTCTGAGTTTTTGACTTTTGTTAATACGGTTATTGAAACTGGCAGCGATCTTATAAAACATGTCATCCAGGTTGACGGCCAGGACAAATGGAACAACGCCGGTACGGTTGAAAACTCAAACGGAACCTATGCCGAGTCTAATACGGCGGCTGAGATTACGGCTGAAATAGCTGACTTCGTTACCGCACGATCGCTGGTTAAGATTAAATCTTTTCTCCACAGCGATGATGGCTCCACGTATCCAGAGCTTGATCTGATTACGATTACCTTTGATGCGAGTTTGCCGGATCCCACGCTGCCTACGAAGGTAGACGTGAACGGATTCATCTATGACATCAACGGCCCGGTGGCTAGTCTTGTCATCCAAGCCAGACCCTATCAAGCTGGGTACAGTTCTTATGTTTCTGGCTCTGGCGTGTTTCATTACTATAAATATGACACTGTAGCCACGACAGATTCTGACGGGTACTTCAGCGGTTATGTTTACATGCAGCCTACGGGTAAATATTTAGAGTTTAAGGTTGGCTCTCAGAGTTATTATACAGAGCTTCCTGATCAAGCGAGTGTAGATTTTTCAACGTTAACTTTAACTTTAGTAGAGTATGACTAATGACAGGTTTTAGTGGTGATAGAGAAGTTTATAAGAGAGATGGGTATTTTTGTCAACAACATATAAGTGTGGCACTATGAAAAATAGAATTATTCTAGCAAAGTTTGAAAACCTTATGGCTGCCATAAAAGAAATTCAGCGTCTTAGTGATATCGCTGAGCTTAAGGATTTTTTTAAGAAGTTTGATAAGCTTGTTGAAAAGTTTTTAGATACCAAGCCTCTGATTAAAGAGTTTCGTAAGAAAGTAAAACCGGTTAAAAAGGCCAAGAAAGTAAAGAAAGCGAAAGGGAAATAATATGACATACATCTTCGGACCTCTAGATGTAGCCAATCTTGAGAACGTGTCAGCTGATCCCGCGACGTTCAATTCTCCTGGGCGTGCGATTTGGAACACTACGTCTCAGAAGGCTAAGGTTTATGACGGCGGCCAGTGGAAAGACTTAGGTGGGGCCGGAGGTGGGGCTGGCGCAAACTGGTCTGATCAAACTGGAGATGGGCCAGTTGAAGACTTCGCTGACACGGGCGAGAAGACATGGCTTTATGAATCTGGCCTCACACAAAACTTGGTTTTGTTTCTTAAAGTCCCGGCGGCTTATGCTCCCGGCACACAGATTAATTGCCTTATAGGTCTTTATTCACCTTCGGCTGCTAATACGATTCTATTAGAATCAACAACATATTTGATTCAGAAAGATACGGACGCAGTAACTTCGACCACAAACTCTCATGCGTCCACGAATTCAGCTCTGACCAATACTGTAGCTGATCAGTTTCGAGAAGCCACTTTAGATCTCAGCGACGCAGCTGGAGAAGTAAACTCCGTAGCGATAGCCGCTGGCGACCTACTAAGAATAGTTTTAGTCCGAGGAACAGACACAGACACCGCAGACATTCGGTTCATTCCATCTGCGACTGAGCCAACATTTACTTAGGGAGCCCGTCATGAAGAGAATTCTATTTGTAACCTTACTTGCTATTTGCGGGCTTCTCATAGGTGCGCAGAAGCAAACAGACCAGTCTCAATTACCAAAGTACAACACTCTTAAAAACCCTGGAGCTGAGAACGGCCTGTCTCAGATGGCCATCTCTAGCTCGACTCTAACTAAAGAGACCACTAATCCTTTGTTTGGTAAGACATCGTTCAAGCTTGACACGGATGCAGACGGGGACTACGCCGAGACTTTACCGGTAGATATCGCGGAAGGTTTGTGGGGAGCTGATTGCGAAATCAGTATGGTCTACCGAACTGAGGCAGGTTTCACCGGGGCAGGTTACAGTCTTATAGCTATGGATGATAGCAGCAATCCTCTTGTCTCCGTGGATCTTGTACCTGCAACGACGCAGCAATCAATCTTTGCAGCGTTTACATGTCCGAGTTCTGGTGGTTTGAAATTTCGTTTAGAGTCAAATACGGTCAATGGAAAGTACGTCATCTACGACCAGCTTTGGCTTGGCAGCAACCTGCATACGTTTGAGTATAGTGAATCTGAGTTTATTGGGACTGGTATTTGGCGGCAGGATACAGGATGCTCATGGTTAGGAAACGTAGCAACAACATGGTCGTATTGGGGTGTTGATAATGATTGTTTAGATACGACTTTCACCGGAAAAGTTTCAATTCCTGCAACAAATATTCCCGGTTTCAGGGTTGAGGGCGGTTTGGAACCTGGCAATTATATGATTTCTGTTAACGGAACCATAATGTCAGATACAGGAACTTGTGATTTCCGCGTTACAGATGGCACTAACACTAGTGGTTTTACTAAAGGCGTTGACAGTGGACCAAATACTTATTCAACAGGTATGTTGGCTCATTTTCAATACACTGAAGCGCAGGGTGATACGACGTTTCAACTTCAATATTATAAAGAATCTGGCGCGTCTTGTTATGTACATAATAACAACACCGCAGTTTTAAACGGCCTTGAGTTTAAAATGTGGAGGTTGCCATTGGCCTCCCAGAAAGCAGTCACGCTGGATACGCAGGGTTGGCAAGTGCTCGGCAGCATTTACGGTTCTCCGGTTCCAAGCTTGGGTTCCACTGATGTTGCGACTTACACCGGGGTTATATCAACTGGCTTAAATTTGGATCTAGATTCGAATAGCTATCCTGCTGAAATAGCTTGCGATGGCACAACGGAATCAAGCGGAACAACTTGCACTGGCGGTACCACAACCGAGTCTGTTGGTGTTTCATTTGATATTCCTAGGGCTGGCTCTTATGTTGCCACGTTTACTTTTGGTTGGCACACAAGAATACAAAGCGGCGCCGAAAATAAAGCAACTTTTCAGTTAGTCGAAACGCCAAACAACGCACAAACAATAAGCCAGGAAGGGCGCAGCAGAATACAAGGATCTATTTATGATAGTGACGCTAATACAACAATGACAAATCCATTTACTTTGGAAGGATACTTTTATTTTGCTTCAGCAGGTAAGAAAACTATACGGTTGTTTTTTGAACAACAAGTTACAGGAACGGTAACGTATTCAGATGTAAATACTGATAGGCTAGCAACCGAGGGCCAGCGTGATGTTAGTTTTTATATCAGACCCGCAACCAATGAATTCCCGCAGGCGGTTGTGTTGCCGGATGTTGTATCGTATGTAATGTTAGACACAGGCAGTGCTCATGGCGATGGGACACATACAAAAATAAGAGATTTTGAAAATGTTACAGAATCGGCAGGAAATTGCATCGATGAAAATGTAACAAGCGGTGACTCAGATACAGATGGCGTTGAGCTAACGGTTTTATGTGCTGGTACTTATCAGATAACTTATGTTGATTCAAATGCAACAGGATCAACAGCAGTAATCATGGGTATTACAGTAAATCAACCACCGTCTTATAACATAAATGTGAGCAGCATAACGCCACCTACAAAAATAGGTTATAGTTCAGTTTTACCTACAGCAGATGGATATCATCATACTTGTTCAGCAACGGCTCACCTGTCAGTTGGCGATATAATAAGGTTTGGGACTAATGGCTCAGCTGATAGTGCAACTTTTAATGAGTTTGTCAGAATGGTAAGGGTTCACTAATGAAACTAATCCTAATCATTTTTCTTTTATGCGCGGCGTGCGGCGAGCAGCATGAAGAAGCTGAGTTCATGGGTTCCATGGAGCATGCTCTTGCGATTCAGGGAAGCTACATCACTCAGGTGGGCCGTGGCTATCAGCTAACGACTCCGGGCGATGCGTTGACGTTTGTATCCATGGCGGCCACGTCAACTTGCGCAAAGTTTCTATACCGTCATGAGTACAGCTACGACGAAGAATTAAACCTTACACATAACACCGGGCAGTGGAACCGGTACGTGGAGCCTGTTTATGAAGACGGAAGGTCAAGATCGGGAATCAGTTTTGAAGGCGAGACTGGAGCGTTACGGTATCTCTTTAAGTGCGGAACAAAGAAAGCTGTTGCTAGACACAAACAATTTCTTGAAGACAACGATTACGTTGCGGGAGCCGGACCAACCAAATACACGAACGTCTCATTGCTTCGAGGACTTGTATCTAAACTATCCAAGAGTAGTCATACACAATTTCGCGGCAAGCTAGGTGGCAGTTGGTGGACGAACATTTTAAAATCTTATAAGGCAGCGGTCATAGCGAACTACATAGAACTCTACGGGCGGGTAAGTGGTTACATCGAGGATTGGCATTATGACTTCATGGAAGAAATCGTAGCTGCCAATCCCACCAACCCACTGTACCACGCAATCTACCACAAATACGGGGATGGTGACCAGTCGGAAGCAATCCGAATTCTCTCTGATGAAGACACGTTTCCGTTCGGTAGGCTGCCGGAAAATCACCAGGAGCGCTGGGGATGGGGAGATGCCCCGTCAGCAATACTATACATATTTACAGTAGACGTAATAAAGGAGTAACCAGTGGCAACAACACTAACACACGGCTTAGACCGGCCTGACGACGGTGACAGGGGGTCCACATTCTGGGACGATTTGGCTGCGGCGATCACGAGAATAGACGACCACCGCCATGATGGCTCAGATTCTTATGCCATCCGCCCCTATGATTTAGACAAACAAATCGTAGCCGTACCAGACTCGGGATGGTCAGCCGATGGTGACGTGTATAAGTACACGGTAACGATGACTGCCGGTTACACCTGGGAAGATACTAACCTGAGGTTCTTCATGAGCGGCGGTGTGTATGACCGTGAGGAATTTTTCCCCAAGATAGTAAGAGTCACTGATAGTACGTTTGATCTATACCTACCGGTAAACAACCAAGCTGTTAACGTTTTGCATTCATAGGAGCAGGTCGTGGCACAACTACGAATAGATGACTTTTCGGGCGGAAAGACCGACAACTACGTCAACGGACCGGTCAATGCTGCTCAAATAGTAGATAACGTCCTGATCGATCGCAACCGTAAGTGGTACGTTCGTAACGGTAGTGAAATCGACGACATCGATTACTACCAGATCCCAGCCGGAGAGCACCGGATCTCAAACCTTTATGAACTGAAAGACCAGCTTTTTAAATTTAACGCTAAGAACATTTATTTCATCGACGGTGGTTGGAACACGCTGACCGGCCCCGTCGATAACAATACGGCCTTTGGCGCAGGAAACGCAAACTCACACCAGTGCCTGGCCGAGTGGAACTCACACTTGTTCATGACTATAGATGAGCACTCTAGCCCAAGGAAAATGTTTTACGATGGTTCAGACTGGCAAGTGCGAACATCGGGACTTACAGGAATTGGTTCTGATCCTACTATCACGCCTGATGCAAACGACGGAAAATCTTACGTCTACTCATTTAACCGCAAATATACATATACCGTTGGAAGTGTCACATTTGTTGATCGAGGGCCAACCCGTTATGTTCAAGTCACCGGAGCCGCTGACTTCAGCGGAGTGGGCCACTATAATCAGGTTTCCTCTATTCCGGTGCTCGCGAATGGAGCCACGCAGTGCTGGGATACTGCAGCGGTTAAGGTAGAAGTCTACCGAACGACAGACGGAGGGACTACGTTTTATTACGCCGGGGAGGTAACCAATGGCACTACGACATTCGAAGATGACGTTACAGACGCTTCTTTGGTGGGCAACGCTTTGTTATATACTACTGGGGGTGTGTACGACAATGATCCTCCTCCTCAAGCCAAGTATATTGCTGTAGCCAACGACATCGCCTGGTACGCCAACGTCAAAGAAGGCTCAGAGGAAATTGAAAACCGCATATACCAATCAAAACAATATGACCTTGACTCTGTTCCAGGTTCTTTCTTTATAGATATGGACGAAGATATCTCTGCCATCAACTCGGTGGGGATCTACCCCATCGTTTTCAGTGAGCGAAAGGCATACCGTCTAGAGGGCTTCGTCGATGAAACAGGTCGCGGCTTTACCAAGAAACGTGAAATCTCAGATACTGTTGGATGCGTCTCCAATGATTCGGTGATCAAAGTAGTAGGCGGCCTTTTCTTCTGCTCTCTAGACGGCTTTTACTTCACCGATGGCTTCCGGGTTCAAAAGCTCTCGCGTCAGCTTAATGATACCTACAAAACTTTCGTCGAGTCAGACACGCAGAAAAAAAGAATCTTCGGAACCTTAGACATTAACTCCGAGCGTTGTTACTGGTCCGTACAGTCTAGCGACAGCAGTACTGATAACGACACTGTTTACGTTCTGGATCCATACTGGGGGCTCAAGCACGAGTCTTGTTTCACAACGCTTAGCGGAGGGGCGAACTTCGCTCCTTCGTCGCTTCTGTTTGTAGGTGGTGACCTATACCGGGGAGATGACCGTGGCTATACGTTCTCTCACGGGACCACAAACTATAATGACCCAGTGATCAACACGCTTACCGCCCCTTCGACGTGGTACGCCACGGCCGTGATCTATGATTACACGTCTACGGCGTTTGGCTTTGGCACTGAGGTTAATCGCAAGTGGGTCACAAGCATTGTGCCATCGTTTCACAATATCACAAACCTATCGCTGTCAATTCAAAGCTCTAACGATGACTCACAAAACTTCACTCCGCTGAAAGAAATACGCTTTCGAAACAACATAGTGTGGGGTGATGAAGAGACCATATGGGGCGATGAGTCGGTCATATGGAACTTCAATGAGATGGCTATTCGTATGAGGCGCTTTCCGGCTGGTAGCCTACGCTGCACGTATAAGCAGGTAAAGTTCACCAACGCGCTTACGAACATTACATCTTCAGATGATTATGAAGACGCAGTCTGTGACGGAGGGACCAACACGGCTACGATTACAAATTTTGATTGGTCAACCACCAATAGAGGGCAGTTTTTTACAACGGACGAGGATGCTTACAGTGAGCTATTTGAAATAATAGCCCGCACGGATAAGGTACTTACAGTAGAAGATGCCCATGACCGCTTTCCAACCGGACCAAGAAAGTGGATAATAAAGGGATACAGGAAAGATGAGCGGATCAAGCTCGAGGCATATACAATTCAGTATGAAGTCTTCGGAGAATCACATCCAAGATTTACAACCTCGGAGCTAGGCGGCAATGCCTGACCAATATGAAATCAATGTCCACGGTGTCGAGGATCCTATAGCCCAGGAGAACTGGCTTAAAACCCGTGAGCGTATGGAAGAAGACATCTTCCAAAAATTCATCGGACGCCACTACGAGATAGAGTTCAGCCAGGCAGAGACCAACTTTAAATTTCCCCACGGTCTACGGGCGATGCCACTTGACGTTATTCAAACATCACTGACCGGAGCCGGTACGCTTACGTGGAACTACACACTGTTTGATAACACGTACCTTGACATTACTACGAGCGGAGCTTGTGTGGTTCGTGCCTACATAGGTACCTATAAGGAGTCAACATGAAAGCATGGACGTATGCGGAGATACTGGAGAAAGTTCAAAACGATCTTGACATGCAAGACGAAATCTTCATCACAGATGCAGAGTGGCTGGGCTACGTTAACGAAGCCATCGATGACTGTGAGGCAGACATCCACCAGCTGAACGAGGAATATTTCAAAACTTCAGCCCAGGTACCCATGGTTCAGGGTACGGCACGTTACGCAATGCCCGATGATATTTACGCAAATAAGATAAAGCTCGTGTTCTACGACGAGGGCTATAATAACTCCGACACGTACAAAGTATGGCAGATGAAAGACAAGAACAAGGCTGACGTGGAAGACAACGATGACTACGAATTTGACGTAGAGAATTCATCGACAAACGGCATAGAGTTTGTTCTTTATCCTGCCGCTAGGGTGACCAGTTCTACTTACATGACCGTGTGGTATATCCGTAATGCCAACAGAATTGCGCTGAGCACAGATACTTTAGATATTCCTGAATTTGCAAATTTCATCATGCAGCATATGAAGATGAGATGCATGGAAAAAGAAACGCATCCGATGCTTGGTAAAGCTGTGCAGGATCTTGAAGCGCAAAGAATGAAAATGCGCGAGACGCTAAGCCAAATGATTCCGGACCACGAAGAAACGATCGAGCCGGATCTAACCTTTTATGAGGAGATGAGCTAATGGGAGGATTTAGAAATCCATTAAAAGATGTTTCTGTGGAAAAAATGAAGGATGCAGGTACCCAGTTTAGTCGTCTCTTCAGCGAAGGTGGCGAGATAGATCCAAGAAATGAACAGTTAATTGCTGAACAAGAAGAAAAAATTAGAAGCCTGATAAATAAACGACCTAAATGGGCGAGTTATGAAGTCGGAAAGTTTGGGGGCACAGACGTTCTCGGTGGTCTGGATCCCAGGATGGCAAAAGCCAGAGACATCGCCCAGCGTGCTGAGATTGGAACCGGCGCTCAGTACGGTATGGCCGAGCAAGACGTAGGCCGTCTGGCCGGACGAGCTTGGGGCCAAGGACCATCAGCATCTGCGCAGGCAATGTTAGAACAACAGCGACTCGGTGAATTATCAGGACGCGAGCGGTTTCAGGAAGGCATGGCCGGGCAACTGGCCCAGCAACGTGCCGGACTCGCCGCTCGTGGTGGTCTCTCCGGAGGAGCCGGGGAACGCCTCGCCCGCTCCAGCGGTCGTGAGCAAATGATGGGTATGCAACAGATGGGACGTGAGGGCCGCGCAGCACGCCTCGGTATCACAGCCCAAGACGAAGCCCAGCGCATGGCACTTCAGCAACAAATGCCTGGCATGAGAATGGGTCTTGAGCAATATCAAACCGGCCTTAGCGAACGTGAAGCAGTACGCGAAGCCGAACGTCAACAAATAAATCAACAGCTAGCCATGCAGAAGGCCGGACTCTGGGGTCAAACTGGTCTTCAGCAACGCGGCCAGGATGCAAACATTTGGCAAGCCACACAACAAATGCAGCAACAAGAACAAAACTTAGCACAACAAGCAGAGCAGTCAGGTTGGCAGGGTATGATGCAGGCAGAAGGCGCACTTCAGTCATCTGCTGCAACGCAGCGTGCTGGCGGGAAACAAGGCGGAATGTTCGCACCAATCAACCCAGGGAACTGGTTTAAACAAAGTTAAGGAGTAATACAATGGCGATACCCCCTCAAGCAATGATGGCTTTAATGGGTGGCAAAGGCGGCGGCGGCGGTGGCATGCCTAATCCAATGATGATGGCAGGTGGCGCATTAGCCGGTGCAATCATGGGCAAGGAACGCGGCAAAGCATGGCGGCAGCAAAAAGACGTAATCGCAGCTCATCAAGCATGGTCACCGTATACACGTATACCACTACAACACTTACAGCAAGAACCACTACAGATGGAATCAATCATGCGTGGTGTAGCCATGGGTGCAGCGATGGGTAAAGGCAAGAGTCCTTGGGGTAAAGGCGGCGGCGGCGGTACTAGTGCTCAAGGAAACCAGTATGCAACCACTGATGAAACCGGGAATCCATATGCTTTAAATATGGCTGCAATGAAATAAAAGGAGTTTAAGATGCCTTTAGCATATCCTAACTACAGGCCAGATGACGTTGAACAATTAAGCCTTCAAGAAAAGCTAAGGGCCAGACAAGCTCCTCCACTGGTAGAGCCAGGAACAGGGCCGGTTGCACCTGAGCTTTTAGAGCAACAAAAATATGACATCATGCAAATGGGCGGCACTGGTGCTGTAGAGGGTAGTGTTGAGCCACCAAGCGTGGAAGAAGAAACTGAAAAAACCATGGATGACTTCATGTGGAAAGAAGACATCTCTGATGAACTGGCGGACCTTGATCGCAGAAAACAAAAGCTTGATAACCTTGGTGATAGTATCAAGCAATGGCGTCAGTCTCAAGGAGGTGTAAATATCAAACCATTTCTTCAGTGGGTAGATGCAGAAACAGGATCGAACTTTGCTCGTGGTCACAAGGATCCAGCCTCACAAGAAGAGCTTGACGATCAAGCAGCCAAGCATCTTAAAGGTGTTGAACGCGAAAAGACAAACATCGATAAGCTTAAAACAAAGCTATACAACTTCAAGCAACAGCGTCTGGCTTTCTCTAAAAAAGAAGGACTCAAAGAATTTGGCAGGGGCGAACGAGCTACTGCAAAAAAAGGACAAACAGAAGCCTCTTACCGTGCCAATAGAAAACAAGCTATAGCAGAAGCAGAAGATTTCGTTGATAACAATGACGCCTTATTTCAAAAGTATATTGATGCCAAATACACAGAAGATGAACAAGAGAACATGGATGTTTTTCTTTTGAAAAAAGAATTTGCAACAGATCTTCTTACAAATCAATACAATACTAAAGGAGAACAAGCTGCCACCGATAGTCTAAAAGACATTGTTGGATCTTATTAACAAATGGGATAAAAAATGCCTGAGAATATCCTTGATAAATATAGACGCAAGAAAACAACAGACACAGCTAGCGAGGGTATCCTCGATAAATATAGGCGTCCGCAAAAAACTACGCAAGATGAAACAAATATCCTTAATAAATATAGGCAAAAGAAACCACAAACAGACTTCTCCCATGACGAAGCCACGGTGGCTCGCGTCAAGGAGCAGATGGGGCCAAAGAGCTTTATCAAAAAAGAAGATCGCTACATCCCCGAAGAAGGCATGATCCAACACCTGGGCGGCGTACTTGATTTCATCGATAACATCAAACGATCCTTTGTCATCGGAGTATCCGGAAAGATCGACCAACCACAGGGAGACTTTTCACGAGGCATCCAGTACGCAAAGGAAGCCTGGGATAAACGCCGCTACACTAGCCTCTCAGACTTTGCTGATACTGTTATGATGAAAAAATCTCTCGGCAAAGACGACAACCAATTTGACTTTGGTGATGTATTTGATTTTGTAAGGCAGGCCATACCAACTCCTCAAAATATAACGAGAGAAGTCGGAGCCATGCCTCGCCGGTTCGGCGTAGACCAAGACGGTGAGATTACTTTCGGAGATCCCTTTGACGTTGCCAGAGACATGGTCGTTGACGCAGCTACGAGTCCGCTGACCTATCTATCCGGTGGTCTCTCAGCTGTTGCAAAAGGCGGTTTCTTGGCAAGTAAACTGCCTGGGCTCCATAAGATCCTTACAGCAGGCAAGTATGAAAAGATCATGGAGAAGGCTGTCAAGGAAGGACCGAAACTCGTAGCAGCCAGCCCAGCCACGGCTAAAAAATATGCCATGCTTAAGACCGGGGTCAAAGCAGCAACCAGTGACGAGGCTATTAAAACTCTGGATAAAGCCAAGGATCTATCCAAACTCGCCGAAGGCATGGGAGACGTAGCCAAAGCCGCCCAGACTTTCCGGCTTGGCTCTGGCGCAGCCATCGGTGGTGTCGGTGGCGTGGCCGCAGCTCCGCCTGAATCCTCGCTCGCCGAGAAAGCTCTATGGGGACTTGGTGGTGCCGTGCTTGGTATGGGTGCTCGTGCCGGTGCGCCCAAGGCTCATGCTCTGGGTCAGAAAGCCATGACTAAACTTACTGATGATTACATGGAAGCTACCCGTGGGGTCAAAGGATTTACAAAGCTTCACGAAGGCATCGGCGAAGCATTCGAAAACTTAGGCAAAGCAGCTAACTGGCTTGCACAAAGAAAGTTCCATGCACTAGCGGGGCTGACCGATGGCCAAGCTATCCATACTACAGGGCTGATGCGACGGTACCGAAACAGGTTCCTGGAGCTGAGGGAACCAAGGATCAAGAAGCTTGATAAGTGGCGAGTCGATAACAGCCTTCTACCAAAAGAATACAAAGAAGAGCTAAGCATACTGAACAGCCTAAAGAAAAAAGGCGATATCGACGACGTAGAATTCGCACGAAAAAAAGCTGTGATGGATAATGCCAAAAAAGAAATAGATGACAAATACTTTCAGCAAAGAAACTTAATCGATAATGAGATCACCGAGCAAATGGACCGCTACGTAGCAGCTGACCTAGCAGGAGAAGCTGGTAAAGTTATTCATGCCGTTAGAAAATGGGAAGGCTTCAACCAAGTAGCTGGTAAACGCATGAGCGATGCCATGAAGAAGAACCCGAAAGATCGTGGGTTCCTTGGGATCAAGTGGCACGTTGAAAACTTCGCAGATAAAAAAGAATACAAACGCTTCGAAGACATCCTTGATTCCGATAAAGTCATCAGAGCTAAAGGTAAAAAGTATCACGGTGCGGCTTATGATCTAGCGCCTAAACCTTCGTTTACTCGTCAGGCATGGGAGAAGGCTACAGGCACAGAGTTAGAGGGAGCGCTCAAACGTGTTCGCCAGGGAGAAGACCTAGCACAGATGGCTTACGCCGAGAAAGCTGCGGCCATGCTACTAAAGCCAGCCGATCGAGAAATGATTAGAGCCCATAAGCTTATCTCAGAGATGGACGTTACAAGCGGGCTTTTTAAAAAGACTCCAGTTATGAAATGGGTCTTTAGCCAACCATCAATTAAAACCGGAGAGTTCGTTCTTAAAAAATGGGACAACCTTCTACAATTTTTCAAGACCAACGCTCTTTATGCAAGTACCAGCTGGCTTAAGAACAACTACTGGGACAACCTTACAAAAGCATATGTTCAAAACGGGCTTGGCTCCGTGGTAGGCACGGCATCGCTTAGGATGGGACCAGCTGTCAGAAAAGCAGGACTGGTTGCTGCCAAGAAAGCTGGCGTAGAAAAGATCGCTGGTCGCCGGGTCAACGACATGCTTACCAAATATCAAAAGACCTTAGAGCGAGACATGTGGCAAATGTATCGTGGCAAGCTTCCTGACCGCGAGCTTCAACCACTCATGGAAGAAGCGCTGACATACGGCATCATTGATAAGCCGCTGTTTACCACCATGTTAGATGATACGGCTAAAGGGTTTATCTTTAATGATAAAATGAAACTTGGAAAAGATAAATTCTTCCTAAAGCAAATGCTCGACGGTTACACGGATACACTCGGTCGCACCGTGGGTGCCGTGGGATCATACTTTGAAGGTACTGCGCGGCTTAACACATACGTTAGAACGCGAGACATGCTGATGAAAACAGCTGTAGGTACATCACCTGAAACAGCTAGAAAGATCGCAGCCCAAGTAACCAAGGATACATTCTTTGATTACGCCAAGATGCTTCATCCCTTCGAGAAAGCTGTGATGCGCAGGATCGTGCCGTTCTGGGGGTTCCACTCACGCAACATGCGCTACTGGGCAGACGCCATACTTGATCCTGAACGTGTAAGCCGCGTTAGAAACGCAGTCAAACTCATGGAGCAAATCGGAGATCCACTGACTGAAGAACAAAAACAAATGACCTCTGATTACTTGCTTCGAAACGGAGCAAGGTTTGTTAAAAAAGTCAAAGGTGGTACTCGCTACTCTATGCTTCCTACAATGTCAATGTATGACGCTGCCCTTGGCGTACCGCTATCAATGGAAGCTGCCGGTGAATACTTGGAGAAGGTAGCACCACATATTAAACTTCCGTTTGAAATCTTTATGGACAAAGATCTCTTCACGAAGACGCCACTTCGCCCATCAGCAGCAGGTAGAAAGTTCCTGTTTAGCCGTGGGTTCAAACACTTTGCTCTTCGTAAGATGATCGGACGCATGGGACTGGATCCTGACGGTACGCTAGCTAGGATCCTTGCCGTCAACGGCGTAGAGATAACAAAGAGTGGTCACCCAGTAGCCAAGGATGACATGCAGGTCATACTCGATAAAGTTTACTCTACAGTATTTCCCATACCCATCGTTGATCAGGTGGCCGGAGCCATTGGTAAGACTATCTATGACCGTGAGACTGCACTTGAAGTTATGTTAAACATGGTCACACCAATGAAACAAACTGAGATGAGCGATAAGTTTGGTCGCCAGGTTAGAAAAGAAAAACTCTACCCCAATATAAGAGAGCTAAAGCAGAAACGAAAGCGTCAGAAAGAACTAAGAAACGAAGAACGCCGCGAACGACGAGGGGAGCGTTACCGAGAAAGACGAAAGCGTCAAGGCTATTAGCTCGACGGCTTCGACATAAAATCCATGATAGGTCTATAAAAACCCACAACGTCGCTACGATAGTGCCACGGTCTGACGCGGATGAAAGCATTCTGAAGCGCAGCTATTTCTTCATCAGTGGTCCCACGGCCACCCCCAGAAGCTTCAACGATCTTATCGTCACCCAGAAAGATAGCAACGTGGCTGACTTTCTCGGAGCCCTTGCCGTAAAAGACAAGATCTAAAAACTGTGGCTCAAGCTTACCTACGACTTGCTGATGCTTGAAAAGATTGTACAGACCCTGTGAGCTGAAGTCAGTGCGGTGCGGTATAGCGCCTGCTGCCTGCAAGATTTCAACAGCGAATCCTGAACAGTCAAAGCCACGGATCGGATCATCACCAGCCCATATGTATGGGGTACCAAGAAAACTCATAATGTACGAATACAAGATACCGTGGCTCAACATGTCTTACTCCTTAGTCTACGCCCAAAGCTTTGGCTACGATCTCAACGACTGCGTCGTCAAGAGAGTTATCAGATTTCTTAGCCAGCTCTCTGAGATAGTCAACGAACATTTTCATGGCTTCTTTAACCATGTCATCTGTTACAACCTGTGTAATAAGATACGATAAAATTTTAACAACCCATGCGTTACCCATAATAAAACTCCCTGTAAAATGTTATGAATTATGCTTGTTCCAAAACCGAGAGTCTACGTCCGTGAGCTTCGACTTTGGTGTGAGCTTTAACGCAATCTTCGTGGTCATCCTCAACTTTCTTTTTAAATTCTTTAAAGTCTTTTTTGAGATCATGAAGATATAGCCAAAGTATAAGTAAAATCGGTGAGACAGAACCTGCGCCAGTAAGAAGTGATTCTATGATCCGTAAGTCTTCCAAACTAAAATACCTCTAGTACTATTTTACCACAGTCAGGCTTGCTGTGCCATTAGCTGCAATCGTTTGAAAACTTCCGGCCAGTTCTCCGGACTCACCACCCATGCGGTGCCCCATGCACCTTGTATCTGGGATATAATATATTCTTGAAGCGGATCTGCTTTGGCCTTCTTATCTCGCTTCAGTTCAAGTGCAATAAAAAGTCCACGAATACAACAAATAAAATCAGGGATGCCACGAACAGAAACTTCTTGTGTTTTAAAAAACCAGCAATAGGGCAAAGTGTTAAGCTCCTTTCGGACCTTGTTCTTGAACTTTGTCTCCGGCTGCTGCATCCCACGGCTTCCCGTCCGCCCAACTCTTGCGGCTGAAGTTAACGCCTACCGTTAGCTTCATGAGTTCACTGGGCCAAACGCTTTCCATGATATCTTTAATCATGGCTACTACGTGATACTCGTCATTGTGTACTTCGACGATTATCTCATCGTGAACGGAAAGTAAAAGCCTTGATTTGTATTGATCAAGTAAATC